ACCTGCTTGACTAACCGCAAAACCACCACCACCCATTTGGTTAGTGATTTCTGTCAAAGATTGTTCTTTTAATGCTCGTTCTTGGTTTTCCAAAAGAACTGCTGTTACTTTTTCTTTATATCTATCACCAATACTTGGGATGCTTGGGTGTTCCAAGACTGGCTCCCACTTTTCAGCAAGCATATCTGCTGTACTATTTTCTTGATTAAAATCCATTATGGAATCTCCTTAATTATTAATTTACTACCCGTATTTATAATTTCTTATATTTTAAGACACTTTGTCGTTTTTACTATGACGATGGATTGCATTCATATAAACATCCATGGCGCCACCTTCTGCTGGTTTGATTGATTTATCAGTTGTTTCTACTTCTTCTGTGAGATAAGGTACTTCTTCATCGACATAACTTTCTCTAAGAATATTTACCTTTTCTCGAAATTCTTCTTCTGTTCCATAATCAAGACCTTCTGCTAATGAAGCAAGTCGGTCAATTTCAAGGTCAGTAAGACCTTCTGTTTCTTCTGCAAAAATTTCACCACATTTGGCTGATTGGAGTTCTTTATGAAGTGCAATATTTTCTTCAAGAATAGAATTAATATTTTCTTCAAGAATTTCATTTGATTCTACAACATCTTCTAATATATTGTATCTTTCATCAGGAACATCAATCCAAGATTCTTCAAATAATGATTTCAAACCACCAATAAAATTCTCTGCAATATCTGTACGAATACCATTTTCCACTTGTAGTAAGTTTTCTTCCATCCACTGTTCTACAACATAACCTAAGTAGTCATCTAATTTTTCAACAAGGTCTTTAGTAGTTGATTCAATACTTTCTTCAAGTATTTGTTGATATGATTCTACCAATTCGGTTTCGATGCTATCAACTCGTTCGTTAATTGCGGCTTCAAAAATAGTAGCAGCCTTATTTTGGAATGATTCAGAAAGTTCTTCACCATCAAATAATGCATCTAGATGTTGTTCTAATCGTTCTTGGGGTGAACCAGAAGCATCAAGACTTCCTACTTCTTGAGGACCTTTTGATTTTCCCTTAATGGAAGATTGATTCTTTCCAACTTTACCTTCAGTACCCTTATCGGTGTCAATTTTCGCATGACCACCCTCAGCATCCTGATATAGTTTTGGATCTTCTTCACTTGTTGAATCTAGAGTAGGAGTTTCTTTTCTTTTTCCTGCCTCTTGTAGTTTTGTATAATATTCTGACATGATTGATTTAACTCCTTGTTAATGGTAATCTTTGTTAATGTATTTATACATTTAAAAATTTTAACCCTACTTTTTTGATGGTAATAATTTAGATAATGCCCATTTACCTGCACTAACTACCACATCACCGGCTTTTTCCTTCGTCTTTGCAATAATTGCATCTTTAACAGAATCCTTGGCTGCTATTGCTAACTCACCTGCAAGTTTTTTTCCCGATTTAACTGTTTCTGGTCCAACAACCTCTTTGGCTTTATCTTCTACCTTCCTTGCAGTATCTTTTACTTTTTGCTCTATACTTTCTTCAGGCATAAGCATTCTTTTAGATTCTATGAGTATCTGATTTGAAGACATTATATCTACCTTTTTATAATTTTGATAGGAAATCAGAAAATGCATTAACACACTTTTCTTCCAATTCCCTTGCAGTTGCCTTGTTTATAAGTTTACAATATTCATTAATTACTTGTTCTTTAATAACACCATTATCCCAAACCCACTCTTTACCTTCTATAATACCATTTACAAATGCACCTGGGGCAGATGGGTCCGCAACAATATCTACTGCTGAAAGCATAAAGTCATCTTTTACATAATTAGCACCATCTCGTTCTTCAAGAGAACCCATTCCTCTCGAAGAAACACCAAGTTGTGCTCCTTCATTGACTAGATTCTTTGCAATATTACCCATAGGAGTATCAAGAAGTTTTGCTTTACCTTGAACATCATTACCATCACACTTTAATTCTTTAATCATATGAGAAACACGGTCAAGATTCACAGTAGGACCTTGAGGGTGGTTTAATTCACCCATTGCACGATTACGAGATACTAAATCTTTATTATATCTTGCAACTTCGTTTTCCATGATTTGAAGAGGATATATTCTACCGTTTCTATTCTTTTGCTCTGCTTGCATAAAAACACCCTGAATGTAGTGATTTTTTGCACCAGTACTCTTATCTTCTTCGATAAGAAGTTGGACATCTTCTGTCATTTCGGTGATAAGTTTCATGACTTCATGCCTCTTTTCTTCTCTTCCATTGCTCGTTCGTTATACCATCGCATTTTTACTTGCGTTTTTTCTTTATCGGAAAGTTTTTGATATCTGGTAACTTTCATACCATAAATAAACTCAATTCTAGAATCGCCATCTGAACCCTCTACAAACCAAGCATCATCTTCCTTCGCTTCGTTTACTTCTTCACTTGTAATTTCTTTCTTGCGAACTTTTCTTCTATGCTTTAAATATGCATCAGATTCGTCTTCATCACCATCATTATCAATATCATCGTCCTCTTGACCTACAGGATCTAGACAACTTTTCTTTTCGGACAGCCCATACACACCATCAATGATTTCATCTCTGTATGATTCTATCCTTTCATTTACCTTTTTAAAGAGAATATTTTCCGTTTCTGATTGGGCCGCAAAAATATCGCCTTGTAGCAATTGTTCAATGATGTTTGATGTATCCATGTTTCCTACCCTTTTTTATTCGTCAAATTGTCTATTACAGAAATCTAATACCTTTGTATAATTTTGTTCTGATTCTTCTAATAATGACCTCATCTTTGTTTGATTTTCTTTGGTCAAAGTATCGTGAACAGAAACTAAATTACACGCATCTTCCAATGTAATATGTATATTTGTTCCATCTTTGGACTCAAATAAAATGTCATTTGTATTAGAAATTACTTCTTGTAGTGTTGAAATTATATTTTTCATGGGAATTTATTCCTTTATTCTGTATCTGAAGGTTCGTCTGGTTGATATTGAGGTTCATTTGGATTTAGTATATCTTTAGAAACTTCTAATGTTCTATTTGAAATAATATCACCTATTCTATCCTGCATTTCTGAAGAAAAAGCAGTATTGAATTCATCTCTATCTTTTGTAATTAACGAAGAAATCATTTTGTCTAAATTTTCACTCATATTAACCTTCTCCTTGTTCCATAGGTTGTTCTTCCATATCACCAGATTCAACTTCACTCTGGATTTGACTATTTATTTCTACAATTTCTTCCTCGGATTGTTGAAGAATATTCTTTCTTATCCAATCTTCAGAATAATATTTACCGACATATTCTTCTAATGAAGTTAAAAGGTCTATTCTATCTTTCATAATTTCTGTTTGTTTTAGTTCTGAAAAATATGAATCTTGATTATAAGTAAATCTAACATCTGGTTCTATTGTTTTCCAATCTTCCTCTGACATTACACCTTTAAGAATTAATTGAACCCTCAATAGTTGCAGAAACAGTTCTGAGAATCTTACTCTTAATTTTTCGATAAATTTATAGAATTTTACTTCATCTCTTGTAATTTCTGCGGAACGACCCATATTAAATCCATTTTCTGCTTCCATTCTACTAATAGGAACATTCAAAGAACGATATACCTTCTTGAGTAGATATTCAACATCTTCCATTTCACCCAGTTGCTGTCCACCATCAAGAGTAGTGATTTCTGTTCCCCTACCACCTTCTCTTCTTGGTAGCCAATAATCTTCCAACATATGAAAATGATTTCTACCATCTGTAATTTCACCAGTATTAGCATCATATGTTAATTTATTTCGATATCGCTGCATAATATCACGAAGATATTGTTCTGCTTTATTCTTTGGAAGATTACCAACATCAATATAAAATATTCTACGTTCTGGTGCTCTTGAAATTCTATAAATTACGACAGCATCTTCAATTTGACGAAGCATATTCGTAGATCTAATGGCTTTTTGTAAATATCCCACAACTCGTTTAGTAGATAAATCTATAATACCAGAATGAACATATGCAATAGAATCTGGTGCGATTTTTATACCACTTGTTGGAGTTGAATATGAAGAAGTTTTATCTAATTCAGTATATACATAAAATTCTTCTACCTTTTTGATAAATGGAACTTTTTCAACACCCATATGTCTTTGGTCTTTTTGGACTTTCCTGACTTTTTTGATTTTTACAGGGTCAACTGCACGAAGTTCTCTAATACCTTTTCTAGGGTTATCTTTATTTACGACAATATGATAGTATAATTTACTGTCTACATACCACCTTCTAAATAAATCCACACCCTTTGTGTGAAATTTTAATAATCTTAAAATTCCATCGTATTCATCATACATCTTTTTCTTTATGTTTTCCGATAAATCAACATGGTTTAAATCTAATTTTACTGGTTTTTGGTCAGAATCCATTATAATGGATTCATTCACAATATCTTCAATCGCTTGGTCTACTTCAGGATACATTGCCATAGTTCTATACTTGGCAATTAATGCATTCTCATCACGAATAGAACCAGTGAAGTCTACGAGTGTTCCGAAGACTCCACCAGTTTCAAGTGTGTAAGTACCATCATAACTATCTGGTGCTACGAACGATTGTTCTTTATTTGATTGTTGTGGTTCTACAGGGTTTTTCTTCCCTATTTGTAAACCGAACAGATTTAGTGGCATAATATAATTTCCTTTATTGGTAATAAGTTATTATATGTATAACAAAAAAAACCAATTATCGCAATCAGAACTTGATTCCATCTATTAACCCCACTTAAGAAGTGGAGATATAATCGTATGCAAATGTAACTGCAAATTCTACCAAAGTGTCTGCTTTATCGTAACTCAAGTCTATTGCACCTACATCTACAGGCCAAACCTGTTGCATAGTCACCGAAGTATGCGGTGCTCCTTGCATATCAAGTTGAGTAACAGTTATCTCCGACAATCCAGCACTTCCTCCGAGAATGTCCTTACCCACCCTATTGGTTTCGTGGTCATTGAACTCTCTATGCCATTTAACTAATTCATTACGAAGATTTTTTTCCGTATCATCAAGAATTGTGCATGTCCATTCTGCATATGCACGGTCCCCTGGAAGTTTTGCAACACGACCACGAAACGGAACTTGTAAAATTCCGATTGATTCTGCTGGAATAGAAGCGGCTTTTACCATTATTTTTTTCTTGTCATCGGTCATGCCCCTGGGAAGTGTTATGGTAAATCTATTTGGTCTTGTGCCCCCATCAAATGCAGCCTTAAAGGTTGCTATATCCATATCGTGTGCCATTTTATTTCTCCTTGTTTGTTGTTTTAGTTTAATACTAAAATAATTTATTCTAGTGTATCATCCGTATTTTTGTTTGTAAAGGTTAATCTAATAAAGTTAATCGATTTTGCAGGCTTGATAAATATATCCGCAACAAATTGATTCGCATCTACTATAGACCCTGGATTGTTTGATTCATCACAGACTATTTTAAAATCATATAATCCTCTACGAGCTTTAATTCTATACAATACGGGTCTGACTGCATTTATAAATGAATTACGAGTATCTACATCGTTGAATTCAAATAACTTTGCTCTTGCGGCTGCACCGATTGTCTTCTTGAGGAAGATAAACAGTCGTGAAACATTAATTCTACTCAATGTACTTGTTGACGATGCAAGAGTTTTATCTCCGAATAATACTGTTCCTTCTCCTGGGAATGTAACGACTGGGTTTATCCCAGCATCATACATTGTGTCCATTTCACCATCGGTTGGATTATCTTGCATTTCTATGACATCGAGAATTTGTCCTCGTCTGAATCCTGCTGGTGACCACCAAGGGTCTGCAAGTCTATCAGTTCTTACAATACACCCTGCGGCATCTGCGGCACAGTCTGTAACAACATATCCCGGCTGATTAGATTGTATATTTACAGTTCTGAAAATGTCCAGATGTTTCTTTTTACCCCAAACACAGACATTGAATTCGTCATTTGTTGCATCTTCTGCGGCTTCACCTGCACTTGCACCAGTTGCGGTTGTCACCGAAATACAGTCTCCACGATTTGTGCATATTGTTGATATGGTTGAATTGTTACCACCTGTTGCACCAAAAACTACATCCAGTGGAATCGATTTATCTTGAAGTCGTGTAGCCCCTGTCGTTGCA